TTCGTTCTCTAGTTGCAAACTCAAACGTATAACCAGAGCCGTATTCAGAAACACTTGCACCCATACCACCAACACGTTTGTTGAGTTCTCTATATGGCAATCCACGCGGGTCACCAAGAGTATTAATTTCTTTTGTTATCAAATAGGTACGAACACCCTCAGAATAATATTCAGTAGTTAATGGCTGGACAATGTTTTTATTTACATACGAAACAATTTCTCTTTCGTTATATGGTTTTGAATTGTCGTAATTTCTGGGTTTAAATTCTGCATCTGGCGACATCTGCGGCAGTGGTTGCGTTGCATCCGTCCCGCGCCAATTAAATTCACCATCACATGTGACGCAATCGGGTATCCTATTATAATTCGAATTATTTTTGAGTGTGTCCTGAAAATTAATTGCCAGTTCAGTAGTTAGGTTTCTGGTTGGCTCACCAGCAGCATTTCCGAAATTAAGACTTCCGTAACCAGACTCTAGTTCTTGTACATAACTATTATAATCACCAGTTTTCATTTCATTTATAGACTTGACAATCTGCAGAACTTCTTCGTCTGCGTTTTGAGTAACTTCCACGTTGTCATACCAGTCATTCCTCCCCAAAACATTGTCGTAAATAATTTCTGGTACATTGTCCGGTACATTCAAACCCCTATTATCTTGACGATATACTTTATTCCGTGCGTATTTCAACTCATTTTTCACATCTCTAATTGGAATAGGCAGCGATTCAGATAAGTGATAATTTGACATAAATGCAGAATTAATTTTATATCGTCTATCGTCCGATAAACCACTTGCGTATTGTTCTAATCTACCATGACAAGCACTCGCTGGTCCCCCCGTTTCGTGGTTTGGCCAAGAGCCATCGTCGAAGTGATACTGATTGGTGTGTCTGTCATGTACTTCTTGATTGTGTCCATATTTTTCAGCCCATAATAATGCAGGCAAATCCAATTGATTATCTGGTGTAACTTCAACATCAATATACTGGCCCGACTCATTTATATTGATGATGTCTCCCTGTATAACATATAAAGCATCGTTGGTTTCTGAATAAGCATTCTTTCCAGGAAATTCTTGTCTAAATCTAGCACGACCAACTTCGCTGGTTCCTGTAATACCATCAAGACTTTCTGCAAGATCTTCTATGAACTCTGTAAAAGTGTCAGAATCATCTCCAGTAAGTCCGATTCTTACTTTATACCCAAATTTTCCACCAATATATCTATTATATTCTGGGTATATAATAGGATCAATATACCCACCATTACACGATTGGAAACCAGAGGGAACATCACTCAAACTTCCCACATATGGAACAATAGATCCGATTGGAGAAATGTTCTGCAATCCGCCAATTGCATTTCCGCCGATTCTATTACCAATGTAATTCTTCACCATAGCATAATGTCTACCACCAATTACACCCATATCTACGAGCATAGGTTTAATGACATGACCAGATTCTCTGGGAGGAGTATCAGCAAGCAATCCAGCAGTAACACCACTTAAGAAATATACATCCGAGGTAACTTCGGAGGTAAGACCCGCAGCAGTACCAAAAGTAAAACCATCAACCGGAATTATACCAAAGGAAGTAAGGTAAATTCTGTCATCTTGTACTTCCCGCACAACACCAACAACCTCAGAATTTTCTGCGGTATCTGCTTTTGCTAATGTGAAACCGGACGTTGAGGGAATACCTGTATCTTCGTATCTAAGAATATCACCTTTCTGATAATCGTGTCCCGCTTCAATAAATTCTAACGTTAATTGAGATCCACTAACAGACCCAACAATGTTAATTTTTGATTGTATTGAACTATTATTATTACATGTCATTTGTTATTTATCTCCTAAAGTTCCGCATCTGCTTCATAATGAAAAGTTAATATGTCTAATGGGACATATCCTTGCAACAATTTCACCATCATTCCACCATCAGTACCGCCTATTGAATTTATTGAAGATTTGGTGTTCGTACTAATTCTTGACACCCCATTAAACCCCTTGGTTCCAGAAGCATTTTTCATACTTCTATTTGCGGTTCTATTGAAACCCTGATTAATCTCTCCATTTGGACCCCACACCTTAACCGAAGGGTTGGTTCTCATTTTATGTGGGAACTTACAAACAAACTCACTACTATTTGCTGCTACAATATCAAAGGAACTTGCATCCGCTTTTTGGGTATTTAATAATGTAACGGTGCCAGGATAACAATCTTTATTATATGATGTCTGATAGTAATACTCACATTTTCTGAGTTCTTCATCTCTATCAATTTCGTTATAGAATACACTACCATCTCCATCTTCCAATTTAAATTGTGCCACAGACAAAGTTCCAGCGTATTCGATTCCATTATCTTGATCGGTGAAATATACAGACATTGCACTATAAGCGTTGTTTGATGTTCCGGTTATTCCAGCAGGAGCAGCAAATGTTTTCTTATATTTTGTCCACGAAGTTGTTGGTGAAAACGTACCTAAATCAGTTCTGGTTTCTGCACTTCCATCAGCACTGCGAATAAACGACACACCCATCGTTCCACCAGCAACAGAGCCTTTATGGTAAAAAGAAAAGGACATAACTCTATCACTAAATTTGGTGGAACCCTCAAGTCGTTGATCTATTCGGTGATAATGTCCACTGGTAGATCCTGCTCCACCAGTCACAAATGCACCTTTTACATTTGCATAATAATCGGGGAACCCAGGAACTGAAGTTTGGTAATCATTAAACGATTGTTTCTGTATAGAGAAATCTCTAGTTGCTCCGCTCAACGAACCCGAAACGCACTTCCAACGATCTGCAAAATATTGATTTGCAGATGACATCGCGGATCCCACACCATTTCCTCTTCTCCAATAATACAAACTACCGTTTGTTAGATAATTTTGCATCTTACCAGTGGTGTTAGTTGGAGTGGTTGCAGAATATGATGTCAGTTCTTCTGGTCTGTCATTTTGTACGCCCCCAACATGAACAACTGCATTACTTCCATCCAGAATAGTTGCAATGGGTTTCCAATATGGGTCGCCTCCCATGTTGTTGTAAAAATCTTCGGTGTCGCTTGTAAGACCACCGTCAAGCCCAAGAATGGCAGGACCATTATTTACATTAAAGTCTACATTATCGTTATTTGTGATGAGACCAGAAGTAATAATGGTGATTGTATTCGCAGCAGTATCTTCTACGCCAGCAATACCCAAAACACTTCTGGCATTTTCATCTAATGCACTTGCTAACGTATAACCCGTTACATCTGTGGTTGAGCGAGAAATAACATCACCTGAAGTAAATCCATGTGTATTGTTAATTGCTATTCTATGAGTATTGTAAACATCCGCAGTACCATATTCACCACCAGATGCCCCATAAAGTGCCACAATTGCACTATCTGGAACTATCACTTGACCTCGGAAATGGGCAAATATACCTGCGGTTTCTCCAACCGCATACATGACCGGTTTAGATACAACTTTATCATAAGACAAACCTAAACCAGAGGGTTGTGAAGAAGATAATGCTCCCTCGCCCGTGGTGGAGAGGTAATAAACACACCCAGGAGAAAGATCGGAAGTTCCAATAACACCAGAGAAATCTCCGTGAATTTCACCAGAGAAAGTAACATCAAAATTGTCTTCGTCTAGAATTCGGGATACGAGTCCAATTACTTCTGCATTCTTTGGTTCATAATCACTACCATCACCCATAGTTGCACCTGCTACAGATGAAACATAATTAGTACCATCAAAACGAATTGCAGTACCAAAAGTAAATCCGTGTGCTGTCTGATTTATTCTTTTGTGGTTTACACCACTTGTTATTTTAACCATCCCGTTACTAAGAACAGAGGCGAGTTGATCTCGGTTATGATTATATAAACGAATCTCATCGAAGGTGGTCCCAGCACTCATACCAACATCGGTTGTATACCCTTGTCCCGGTCCTGCAAATTCTAGATAGTTGTTTGTTTCGTTTGATCCAAATTGTAGTTTGGTTCCTATAGTAGAATCAAATCTAAGGTTCTGTTCTGTAAACCAATATCCATTTTGGTTAAGCCAATATGGTCCGCTAAATCCATTTAGAGAATAAGTCTCACCACCATCCGCTGTATAACCCCCAATAGACGGACCAATTACAATACCAGCGGTTGTTCCCATTATTACTGCTGGTGTTTCGTCTCGGTTAATGTTTAGTAATTCATTCTCAAAATAAACACCACCAGTAAACACAACATCTTGTGTGAATGTCACACCCTTATCGATTATATCATTAAGTTCTATATTCAGCATACCGCCTGCTATTTCGACGGTCGCCGTAACACCTCCTCTTTCAGCCGAGGCTATATCCAAATCATAAATCTTCAGATCGTTAAGTTTCTGAATGATATCAACGTTGGTTTTTTGCCGCCAGGACTCAAACGTATGATTTATTTCAACGTCTTGGATATCATAGTTGTTATTTTCTACGCCCATTCAAAAACCTTTCGTGTATACCTTTATATAGCATTTTTTTACGAAGTAAAATTAACATCCCAACAAAAACCGATGTCTTCGTCGCAGTTTTCTGATATATCAGTCATGATATTTTTGCTATAAGAATATCGAACCAGAGGAGGACCGACATACCCCCCTTCCAAAATATCATGGTAATAATCTCTAAGGGGTGCTGGTGGGTGGACAAATCTTAATTCTCTCGGATCAACACCCTCCTGTCCTGGCCATATGTCTGGTAGTTTATATTCTATATCAATAATAGGAACAAAAACAGATTGATTTGTTAAAGAGAGAGAATCCATTGTTAGTGTTTTTATTTTATCAACAGTTTCTGTGATGTTACTACTACCAAAAGCACCAACATCTAAATTGGACGGATATTTACTATCAACCATTTCCTCTAATGATGTGGAAACGTAGGGGATATACATGGGGGATTGGGGGTGGAAAAACCGAAGGTCATCTGTTATACCAAATCCTGATGATGGTATAATTCCAAATGCAGAGTTAACTCCCAGTGCAAAATCAAACCTATCATCATAATAATATTGTTCAACAAGACCATTACCAATAAATCCTGTCATGTATCCTTTAAAATACTCTTTATCATAAAAACGATAATCCCACACAGCAGAATTTGAATTTAAAGATAGTCTATTTTTTTCTCTGTCATCCAATTGAGTCGTACTATCGGAAAATGAATCTCTAAATCCATATTTGTTAAATATGTTGAAATATTCCTTTACTGAAGGATATTCATATAATTCAATTTGAACCAAATCAATATCATCACTAACATCCACATAATTGGAAGAGTATCCCAATGTTTCTAGAAATCTAACAACTTCTTTTTTCATTATAGGAATATCATTGGTATCTACATCGTCGGTTCCGGTCGAGAGCATGAATCCCAAAAGACAATCATATGCTTCTTGCCATGTTGGTTCCCAGTCATCGTTCTCACCAAAACACCCAAACGATGTGTAATCGTATAAATCCGGATCATCGTATCCGTTTAGGCTGTGAAGAACATCTTCTGTTCCTATTGAGTATGTGGTATCATCAAAAGGAAAAGACTTGAGGGATTGAAAAAATCCCCCAACATAAGTTCCATCTCCTGGTCCATCGCTGTCACCGCGTCCCCCAAACACATATGGAGACAAACTGCCCGTATAGACTGGCACATAATGAATTCCGTTCACCTTAAAGTGTATCCTATATGCTCCGGGGGCATTATGGTTTGGGTATCCAGCAGCATTATCCAAAAGAAGATTATCTTTATCTTGACCTGGTTTCACCAATACTTCGCTAAAAGAAATTCCAAAAATATAAGAAACGTTCGGAAAGTGCCATAACAATTCTTCCGGAAATGCTTGTGGTATTGTATCGTTTATTGCATTTTCTTCATTAGGCGGATACGGATCCCCCGAGTCACTATCCGTGTCACTAAAGTTTGACATATAATATTTAACGGCAGCAGACCACCCAAACAAATCAATAGAATATTCTTGATTCAGTTCTAAAATGTAAGATACGGACCTATTCTTTGGATACACATATATTTTACCCGGTCCTATAGTGATTCTCTTGAAGTCTCTAAAATTAGAATAGTTACTTACTCCATTCCCTTCCGCCAACCAATCTCCGACACCACTAGTCCCGCCTCCAACATTAATATCACCATAGACATTATTGTAAGTATCAATAGCAGATTCTGGAAGATGCGTTGAATCATTGGTCACTTCGTACTTACATTTAAATTGAACCTCGTCAACCCAACCATTTCCCAATCCCAATTTATCCCCCTCCAACATGAGACGAAATTGATTTTGAAGAAGTGTTTGTAATTCAGTCAGTTCCCTTGCCTGTAGAACATAGCCTGGTCGGACACCAATCTGTTTATGGTTTTTATTGATGTCGTAGTTGTCGTTATTTGGGCTGTGGGTTTTGAAAAACCCAAGAGACTGCTCTCCCAATTCGGGAACATATGCCTTCTTGGTTCCTAATATATCATTTTGAAGTGTCAACGTTTAACCCCCACCATATACATTACCAGAATTAGTATCATCCTCATTGAACATTCTAGCATTAATATTAATCCCCTCTATGTATTCATATAGGGGTGTACTAGGCGGAAATGTGCATTCATAATCTCCATTGGCTAGTGCGACATAATTAGATGAATTATATTCTGTGTGTAAAAATCTAAATTCGTCTTCATTGACAATAAGATTTTCACTATTACCAGTTGGTTCATATGTCCAATAAAACAGAGGTAAGAAACCCTCATCATCAAACCCATAATAATTTTCTTTGATGTTGTTATTCACATTAGTGTGGAGATGGGTATTTTTATTTGAATCAGTAGTTATGGTTTCTACCCTATAATCAATCCCCATGGAAAGGTCTATTTGGTATCTCACTGCTCCCGGTGCATTAAAATTAGGAAATCCTGTTGCATTATCATATAAATCCATATCTTGTTCTGGTGACACTGTGTTCTCTGAATAATTCAATCCAAAAAACACAACTTTCGCCTCTGTGGCAACATCAGTCATATCCACCGACCAAGACAATTGTTCAATGCTTCCGTAATTATATCTTACAAAATATCCAATTCTGTTTTTTGGTTTAACATAAACATATCCTGGACTAATCGTCACATTGCTAGTATATGTTCTGCTTGGTGTTCCATTATCATGAAGTATGTCTGTGTGCCATAAGTACATTTCGTTTAGTTTTATTATTGAACCATTTGCATATCCAATATCTTCTGCAAAGGTTGATATTTGATTTTGAATTATAGATTGCAGTTCTATTACCTCTCTAGCCTGCAAACTATACCCTGGACGAAACCCTACTTGTAGGAAGTTCGTACTGGGAACCCATGTGTCTATGTTGGGAGCATTGAGGTTATCTTCTCTTGCCGAGAAGTATGATCTTGGTTCGGGCATATTATATTTCCTGCAAGAATACTAGGTTTGCTGCTTGTGTGTTAGATATTACTAAATCTTCATCTAGATAATTTATGTATAAGGTTTCCCCTGTGTTTCTTTTTATTTGAGAATCCTCAAATACAGGATCAGCGGACTCTATAGTAAATTTGTTGGCGGTCCAATTTCCCGAAACCATTTTTGTTTGTACACTATTAGAATTTTTGAATCCGCCGGTTCCAGAATAAAAAGAAACTTCCACATCTGCTCTCGTTTCTCCCGTATATCCAGCCGGTCTTCCGAAGTAAGTAACAACACCAGCAACATCATTAGAACCATAGTCTCTAATTTCACCACCAACATATGCAGTTTGATTTGCTCCCGAATATTCACACGTAACTCCTTTTATTGTAAATTTCTGGGATAATCTATATCCATTTCTAATATTACTTACCGTTTCACTACCAGCAACTGTATTATAGTTTCCTGCTAACATGAAGTCCTTCGCAATTCCATACACATTGAACACTCTTTGTCGCATTAAAGGTTGAATATCGTCCGCACTGATAATGATATTATACATCAATTTATCGACGTAAAGATATGAATCCGAATCTTGGCGTTGTATTGATCTGTTTTCGGGAGACAATATTAACTTGATCTTATTTTCAACTTCTTCGCTTGTATGTGATGTTGGTGTTGTTTGAACTTTTATGTTTGCAAAGTTATATCCAGATCCTCCATTATTTACTACTATACCTCCCACTACACCTTTATTTACCACTAAACTTACAGATGCAACTTTATCTCCATCTCCTATTACTTCAATGGTGGGGGAATCTGTATCAAACGTTATTGTTTCCGACAAATCAACAGATGCTCGTAATATTTTTCCAGATTTTCCTTTTTCAGAACGATACTGAGAAGTTGCTGTGCCAGTCGAATCACTTCTTATTTCTGTTATTGATGTTCTCTTCACCGGCATATAGTCAACACCATTAACCGTCTTTAAGAAGTCGGAAAGATCTCCATCTATCGTATAAATATATTTCCAAGTATATCCATCAGCAAGGGTTGTTGGAGAAGAGGATCTACCTGTAGGTTCAATGGTTGATACACTATTGCTGCTGCTTTCACCGTACGGTTTATTTTCTAAACAAACATAAACATTATCTTGAGAGTTTTTTACATAGTAAATCTTACTTTTAAGGTTTGCACTCGAATCATATATGTCATATATTATTCCAGATGTCCAGTCGTATCGTTTTACAACCTTAGCAACATTAGTTTTTTTACCGGAAACGTTTCCGAACAAAACATAAGCAAATGTTGCTGCTGATCTAGCATCTCGCTCTGCATCGATTGAATTGTCGTTTGGAGAGTTTGGACTATAACCCATAAAGAAATATTGGTTTCCGAAATTGTTCAAATATGAATCAATGATGTTTTTTTTGAATGATTTATAAGATCTGCTCATTGTTATTCCTCAGTATTGTAACGACCCAGTTGGTCCATCCGGAAGACCAACAAGAAGGGGATTGCCTGTATATTGGTCGTTGTTGCCAATATTTGGTGATTGACCTAATGCGCCAGGAGCATTTTGGAGTACCTTCACTATATCTATGGAAAGATAGTTTGCATATTGAATTTCAATATTACCAAATGACATCGCTTCTCCCAGCGTATAACCAGAATTTTCTGGAGATCCGCTTGGCCCTGTGGCGTGAGATGCCCATATGTTTGGGTGATTAAATATCATCCAGTAGTTATACCCGTAATATTGTGCAGTTTCATATCCATAAGATGAACCCGCCGTTCCATACGGATAACTTAGATTGGAATGTGCGGTAAAACCATCTTCCGGAACCAATGCAAAGGTATTTCCGTTCCAGTTGTCTCCTGTTGCCATGGCATTATATCCTTCTGGATATAAATCTACTTCTTCTTGATTATATCGGAGATTTTGAATGGTATTAAATGTGTATGGGAGGTAATGTCCTACTATTCCAAGTTCAGTTGACACAATCTCACCTTCGTCCATTCCAGTTCCACCCAACACATCATCCAATCGGGCATTTCCGAAGAATTGCAGTCCAGCGGGATGCATCATTCTCCGATATGGAGTCTCATACGAGGAGAACAGAATAGGTGTTATTCCACCATCGTCCCCGCTAGAACCAACGGAAGCAATGTCTATTAGGTATGAATAATCTTGCCAAACATTACTATCCTGAATGACTGCTCTACCACTCAATACTCTATCGTCTGGATTATCACCATACCCTAATGGTTCATAATCAACGTCTTCTTCTTCGTTGTCACCATACGGAACAACAGATTCTGATTGTAAAATGTAAACATCGGGACTATAATTTTCTAATATGTTGCGTTTGGAAAACAGAAGTGTTCGTTTAGTTACAATCTCAGAATTTTCTTGTTGTGATTTATTTTCGTAAAGAGATGCACTTTGACTAAATTTTTCATCATAATAAGATAAAGAATCAAATGTATTTCTTGGAATGAATGTCCCATTTTCATCTTTTGTAAACAAGAAAGATATACCAGCATTATCATTACTGCCAGAGAATGAAGACTCCCCCCATGAGCAACCTACAACTAACGTCTTATCCTGTAGACTAACAGACCACCCAAACAAATCATCATCCTCCAACAAACTACTCGAATAAACATCATCGATGTTTATTTTTTGACTGAAGTCCCAACTATCGGCTATTATATTATATTCATAGATAAAAATTGATCCCCGTTTGTTTGTTCCCGGTGCAACATTTGCGTTTGGATCTTGTTGTTCGTATGGACACCCTATTATTAAATTAACATCGTTCATCGAAACAGATCTACCGAAAAGAGAATCTGCATTTAATTCAAATCCCCCTATATCAGAGGAAAAATTACTTTGTATGTTTGAATGATAGTCCCATATACCGGTAGATTGGTTTTTTGTATATAAAAAGACTCGTCCACCAATATCAAGAGGACCAAATCTACTTTTAGTCGGAGCCGAAATCGCCATCCAAATATCTGTAGCCGATATTGAGTATCCAAAACTATCGTCTAATATATGCGATTTTGTTATTGTTTGTTTATGAGTCAAATCAGAACCAGAAACATCATAGACATCGACTTTAGGCTCAACTAATGTTAGGTTTTCTTGTGGATGAGAACCACTCGAAACAAACAATTCTGAAGAATTAGATTCTAATTTACAGCCGAAATATGATCTATCATATGTTGTCCCATAGGTGTGTCCGACATAACCTAATGAGGTGTTTAATATAACAACACGACCAGCATCTAATGTTTCGCCATGATTTGCTGTCGGGTATCCAACAAAAATATAATCACCATTTTTTTGTGGTGTTGGATTTAAATGATCACTTACTAGTAAGTAAGTATCAGCATCATCCAATTCAACATAACGACTATCAACTTCATTATTATTTGTAATCTGATCGATGTTTCCATATGAATCAAAACTGATTCCTAATAAGGTTTTAAACGGAGTTCCAAAATGTACCACATCTTGAGAAAAATCCAATATAGACAAATTATCAAACGACTTCATATTTACTTTAGTGAAGGCGGAATATTCTTTTATGTCGGGACATAACTCTGACATTTTAGTTAATGAATATTCGCTATTCCAATATAATTCATAACCAGAAATGCAAAATGGATCTTCAAAAACATCACACGGCGGCAATCCAAAATCGAATCTGCTTAGTGTTCTTTCTTGTATTGAATTATAATCAGTCAGGCTTTCCCAGTCACCCGTTGCACTCAATTTGTTTTGAATTTCATTAAGTTGATTTACAAATCGTTCGCCATGGGAATAAGCACCAACCAGGATGGGGGCATCGTCTTCTAGTCGTTGAATAAAGTATGGCGAAGAGGAGTCTCCACCAACATATATATGAGGATAATCGAAAGACGCTCCTATACCACTTTCAATAAAATCATCTAGATGATCCGGATACTGATTATACATGTATGCATAAAATTTACAATCATATAAATCGTCGGAACACCCGCCGAAGTTTAACGAAACAATACTAATTCTATGATCCTGATCACATAAAAATGCTGGATATGATTGAATAACATCCTTTAAAATATCCTCGCCCAGTGATACGGGGGGTAAAAATAAAGGGAATTTAAAAGCGTCTATAATATTGTGGGATTCTTCTATGTTGTCGTTGCAGGGTGCAGAAGGGCAATCGCCTTCGAAAAAATATGTTCTGTTGATTTTATCTGATGATAATCCAAATGTCGTACCACCAACATACTCGTCAGGATCATTGATGATATTTTGATCGGATGTTTCAGCGCACGGGCTGCATGAATAATCACCTGCATCATAACCTGCATCATTCAAATAATCTTCCCAATTAAACGGACCATACACCTCGGTCCAGGACACCTTTGCTATAAACAATTGTCCGCCGAGACCAGATCCTTCCCAATGATGTGTCGCACTATCTCCTAATTCCCACACATTTTCAATTAACGCCTTTTGAGTGAACACCAACCCACCATCACTCTGTATCATAAATTTAACAACGGTATCTCGGGGCTCATACACACCCCCATAGTGATTTATTCCTAATATAATGTTCGGAGAAATCAAAACATATCTGGGTCTACCACATTCGTTACCGCAACTTGCTAACCCATTTGGCACTTCTGGATTTGTTCTATTGTATTCTCTAACACATGACAAGTTTGGACGATAAATTGGAATCGTACCTGCTCCAGATACGCCAGAATAAAGTTCATCTTCGTAACTACCTATTTCTGAGTGTGGGTGGGAGCCGGTCGCTGGATCAAAATAATCTCCACCCAAATATAAATTTAAATTTACCCCCGAGGGGGTTACTCCATTCGCCGCATACAGATAATAATCATGTCTGTCTGGCCAATACCAGCCACCACTCACCCCAACTTTGTCGCTATAACCAGCGTCACTGCCAGGGTTGGTCACAGTAGTCTGAGAGAAGAATACCATCAATTATCACTCCCAACATTCCAAACACCATCTGAAAATCTCAAGATTCTAGTCTTCGGTAAACTTAGTACGACTTTGTTAGAGTTAGAACCAATTGGTGCAAACAAACTTCTGAAAAAGAAATTAATACCATCTTCAGTAGACTTTGATTGATATAATTCTCGCACATGCTTCAACAGCAATCGGATATTTATTATAGACTCAGATGGATCGGACCAATTCAACTTCAGGGACTCGGGATAATTTCGTGCCAGCATCTCTTTGTAGTATTTCAAGAATCTCTCTTCTGCCAAATCAATATCTCGCAAACTCATGAGACTGCTGATGTTATTCTCTTCGTGCAACCAATCATAAAACGATTTAATGAAGAATGTAAATTTGGGATATCGTTCTCTTATACCCGATGGAAGTGCCTCTTCCACAAAAAATTCAAATCTCTTCTTTCCGTACGTTACGTTTTCCTCTTCACCTTCTGTCAGTGATCGAGTAGTATATTCTTCCCCCAAAGGAAGTTCGGTATCTGTTCTAATGTCCTCATATATCTTTTGGATATTAGACTTTTGTGCAAGAGTTCCTAAATTATCTTCTGAAAATATAAACATCATATTTCATCCATAATAATAACTTCAATGTCGTTTAACCAACCAGGTTCTCGATGAAACAATATGTTTCTCTTTGATGATATGTTGAGTGATTTGGGTTCAAAGTATATGTTGAATGTTTCCGTTGCGAATACATCTCGCAGATATATTACTCCTGTTTTATAATCATACGTACCTATTGAATCTTCTAAAAGAACATCAGAACCATCTTCAACATACTTGTAAATATCAATTTGACCATCTGCACCATTCTTGATATAATAGACTGAGCCATCATTTGGGTATGACGAATGTGCAAATCTACTGGAGTATAGTGATTGACCTACTTCGTTCCTGACGTTTTGCTGATTTACCAATTCTTGACCAAAATCAAAGAGATAAGAACCAGAAGGAGATGATGGCCCACTGGATTGCACTAGTTGTAAGTAATACCCAATACCTACAATACCCGCATCCAAAGCAGTTATGTTGCTGTTTATGTTTTCATAAGACAAACTATCCCCCAACAATCCAAATGTGTGGTTCGCTGTAAGATATACTTTAATCAAATCTCTCAGTTCTTCTGAAGTTTTGGATGTAGCAAAATCATCGTAATCTACAACAAAATTCTTAAAATGCACTACGTTAATTTTTGGGTCAATATATTCTGGGAGTATAGACACGACGGATTTTTCTTTCAATGCTGATATAATTTCCTGAATGTCTATGTCAGAATCTTGCGTTGTGCTAACGAACACTCTACCATATCGGGGAGGATTGTTCTCTTCTCCTCCCCACACACTAATAGATGATATACTACGAAGATCATTTACTATTAAAGAATAATAATCAGTCTTGGTAACGGCACGATTTTGTGCTTGGAAAAATGCTGGAGCATATTTTTTAACATCTGCAACGGTGTCACCCCTAAATCCGCCCCGAGCAGATTTGATGGTAGAAACAGACAGACCATTCACTCCTTCAAATGATACCAGACCATTATCAGAAGCACCATTACCACCTCGTAAATATTGAAGTTTTGTTGTTGATGTTGATGGGACACTCTTCCCAAACACACCATCACCAAAAGTAATTTTATAATAACCGTCATATACTAAATCTACAAAGAAAATTCTATCATCACCCGTCAAACCAGAAACAATATTATCTGCTTGTGAGTATGCAATGTTAATTCCGTTCTCCTCAACATAGACCCTCAATGTGCTAGTGTCAACATCTAAATCGCCTATTACTGTATTGTTTTGTTGGTTGAGTTGAGGATTGTCACTCTTGCTTCCATATATTTCAACATTAGCGGTTGTCCCGGCACCCATCGTGAATCCGTTTCCCCAATAAAACCAATTAGCATTTGATGCTTCTGCTATTTTGTGTCCCACTGGTACATCATATTCTCCACCTGCGGGTGCAGTTATTTCCACCTCTGCGACAGCACATCTCTTTGATTTGGGCACATATCCGAGCATCTTAGCAATTGATGCAACATTATTTGGATTTGTCGCTGTGTCCAAAAACATTTCATTTGCTATCATGTTAGCATAGAACGAATAGTACATCGTGTTGTAAGACAGAACATCTAGAAGAACCGACAAAGCAGATCCATCAAAATCATAATCGGTAAATAAAGATTGTGTTTCTAGATACGACTTCAAACTAGATTTGATATCATTGAAATCCAATTTAGTCAAATCAACATCCGACAAGTTAACAGGACTTGTTAGATTAGAATTAGATGGTGCTGTGTATTCTGTTGCCATTACCTATCCCTTTGTAGAACTATTGATACTTCTTGGTTGGCATTCAATGCCGTGAATGCTACTTCAATAACTGTATTGTTTAATGTGTCTTTTTTGACTTTGAGTTTTGTCTTTCTTGCTCTTGGTTCAAATTTATTAACAACATTTTCCGCTGCATTTATATAGGACAAATGTCCTGCGAAGATATTACTAGCATCCGGTTCAAACATTGCACCTCTGGAACCTCCGTTTAAACTATGGTTAAAAGGTCGTTCATATTTGTTTGTTAGTAATATGTTAGTTATGGATTGCTCAACAGCATCTGCATTTGTCTTCAATAAAATATCTCCTTTCTCATAAAGCGGTGACACTTCAAAGTTTAAATCAAAATCAACGTATTTTTGAATTTCTTGTGGCATTTATTGTATCCTTTAATCTATTAATAATGGCGGTTCGTCCGGTTCGTCGTACCATCCGGGTGGAGGTAATGGGTAATCTTCACCAAGTACGTATGCCGTTTCCTCCTCGGATTCTGTGGAGTTTAAACTTGATCCTGAATAATATCCAGCAATTTCTCCATAGTTGTTCCATTGATATCGTGAGAAGTTTTGCCACACACCTTCTTGTAATGCAGAAGAAACAAAACCCAAAGAAGGTTTGTTGCCGTCATTAATGGCATCATAAAATTTTTGAGATATAGTTTTACCTTCCACATCAATGTTTTCATAATTGACATCATCCACACCAGAAGAATTGGGTTCAGACGGTATGTTTGGTATATCTCCTAAAATTCCTCCCAAACCTTCATCACCAATGCTGCTACTATTTTTAGAACGGAAAAATTCATAATTACCTGGATTTAAATACCCGGGTATATCTAAGTCTCTTGAAAATAATGAAGAAGAACCTTCGCCACTACTGGAAGTATCGTCAAACCCTCCTAGTGATTCCATTCCCCCACCAAACATTCCACCAGAACCAGCATCTGCACCATCTGTTTTATATTCACCGACCCATTTATTGTTTGTATTTACTAAAATGTTATTTCCCATAGTTTCCGGGTTGATAGATGAGTAAGGAACATTGAAACCATCACGACACAACTCTACACTCATTGTGTGTTCGTTGTTTGATGTTATGGTGTGTTTGATTGCACTTATCATATATTTACCAGACATATATTCACCCTGCTCTAGATTTACTTCTGCATCACTCATAGCAGTAATTATAGGAATATGTAAATATATAATTTCTCCTGGTTTTCTTTTGAGATTACCAGACATTTCAAGTTGAACTTGCTGAGATTTAAATAATTGATATTGTGCATTTCTCAATAAAGGCACCCACGGATCAGTGTTCCAGTACCGAGAAAACGTGCTGTTATACTCAAGATATTTTCCAAAATTCTTTTCTCGGCTTGCTATTGGAGAATTTTGACATGGACATGTACAGGTCGGTCCCTCCGAGAATAAGCCAGGAAACATTTCGGTCCAGTCCAAAGAAGCACTCTCCGAATCCAATTCCATCAGATTCATAAAATCTTCATCCTTAGAACAGATGTCTTTAAAGAAAGACAACTCAGCATTCGTGTGTGACTTCTTTTTTGCGGTCGGGGTAGCGCGCTGAAGAGAACCATAATACCAATAGTCTCTTGTTGCGCAACCCAAATATTCTGGACCCAATATAGATTCTATCATAGAACACTCATCTGGAATTGCTGCTGCAATATTTGCCAATTCAGAACAGGAAGGTTCTTTATATGGAGGAACACCGCCTATTTTATAAAAGTCCAAACCAGTTGATGTTGTAAATGGATCATCATCTTCCCCCGAGGTATACATGAACGAAAGAGGACTAGAGCATGATGTTGATTTAAGTGCGTCTTTATAGTCCCACATTCGTTTTCTTAGGAGGTAGTTATAAAAATGTTCTGTAGTTTCGGTGATTGCTTTTTGAATAAACATCACATCTTTCAGTGTGCATATGTCAAGACTTGTGTGGTTGTAATGATTATAAAAACTTGTTAATGGCGATTCGTCAATTACGTTGTACCCGTGTTCATAATCCCTTGGGGACGTTACGACCTGTGGTTTGAGAATGTTAGTCAACGACGGTTTTAATGCTTCTTCGTTGCCAGTTGTGCTGCTAATAATGGGTTCATTTTCAATACTTTTCCATTTACTCCGGTCCCGTGGATAATAATAAACGTAAGTATTTTTATCGATGAGATAATTAATTTCTTCTCTACTCATTTCAAAGTTGATTTCATTTTCTTCAAACGCACTAGAATCCACTAAATCCAAACGAGGTTTTACCCAATACCGATACAAAGAACCAAAAACTCCCTTACCAAGCAAATGAAGCATATCAACAAATTGAGTAACTTTCATTCCATTTACTCTGTTATATTTTACATATGACGGCTGATGGTCCACATCAGGAGTAAACACAAACACTTTATCTGCATTAATGAGAGAGTTGGTGTTTTTCGTTTGACTTTCTTGTGCGGAAATTAAACCTTCAACTGAGCGAAAATGAATTCCGTCTAAATCCTGCCAGAAGAAATGATTTACTGCATACTTATTATCAATACTTTGTGCATAATATTTGCATTCGTTAATAACGCTATAAAGACTTTCTGTTTTGTAACTCATTATTTTGGAACTGGTCAGTGGAAAAAATTGTCTATACCAAATAGTATTTTTTGTTCCCTCAATATCAAAAGGTACTTCGTCAGCCTTTGCTATCCTTTCCCGGACAACATGATTAACAAATCCTTCTTTCTCATAATCAAACATTTTGTTATCACATTCATTTGTATCATTGATGGTTGGGTTTTCTGTTTCACTTATAGGAATATCTGTTCCATAGCCGCGCAGCCGAGGGTCAAGGTGTTCCCAATCTGACCCAGGTGTTGTTTCTAATTCGCCTCCTCCAGATTCTTCTGTGGTCACAAGGAAACTAGATTCAAAATTTTCAGAAGATTCGGTCTTTGATATTTTGCCAAAGAATTCATCAAACACATGGTCGGATTCAATTTGATTTAATATAGTATATGACGGAGATGCAAAATATAGTGCATATCCCTTAATGGACGGATTTTCTTTTGGTGTAATCGTGTCCACCTTATACACAACAGTTTTTACGCTGTGTAATTTTCCCGCATCATCCTCATTGGAACCTCCTGAGCGAATTCCCACCCTGAGAACATCCCCAGGAGAAAATACGGAATTGATACCAGTGTTTTCAACGTCTTGTACGAGTATTGCTCCACTAAGAAAGGGCGTGAACAGACTTTCATATACGACCAACCTTTCAAACATGGGTTTTTCGCCTGCAAGAAAGTCAGTTTCTGTCTCCTCATCAATGCTTGATTTATGTAAAAGGGTAGCCTCTTCAACAAGTACTTCCTTTGGATAGTTCTTTCCTACAGCAGCCATAAAATCATCTACTCGTTATTATTTGTTTATTGTCAGTTGGGGGTTTATTAAACACCTTGGACATTTCACTAAGAAGAGGTTGTAAAAGTTTTGCATCTGGAATTTTAATTCGTCGTAAAGAATCATTATGTTCTATCTCTTCCTCTTCGACATTCATTGATCTGTATCCCATATCTTCTCCAGCAGACCACGAATTACTTCCGCTGGCACCCAAGAAAGAACCCAATATAGTATCTTTAAATTCCCTATCCAACGGATTGAAAGATACATATGATGATAATCCAGGTCTGGGTGCATTAGACGTTAATACTTTCCCGTCAGGATCCTTAAATTTAGTTACGCTATCTTTGGTTTTGTTGGTTCTTTTTATGAAAGTATTTTTATACACAACTTCGTAAGAACTTCCATCTTTTTCGATTATGGCAAAATTATCACCAGCAGAAAATGTTCCATTTTCTTTATCCGTAAGAAATCTAAGTTCATGTCTTTCTGGAATAAATTCAACCACTTGAAAGGATTCAAGTGTCTCTGTATATGAATCAGGCAACGAACCATCTGATTTGAGTTTAACAATAATGTCCCCAACCCGAGGGGCCCTCACCTGTGTGAACGAAGAAAAAACTTCACCCGGTTCATCAAAAAACAAACTACCCATCGTTCGGTATTGAGTTTCTTGCCAATTAACTATAGAATCTCTATCCCGAGTCATTTCTGTGAATGGGTTTGTTATTCCATTAAACATCAAAATAGCCCAATACCAATAGGGATTTCCACGATATAATCTTGATGATATTATCTCTGGTGTGTCGCCGGGCATCACATCATAGTATGTAAAACTACGGGTAGTACTTTCGTCAAAATTAACACTAACCCGCTTAAACACATTGACACATCTGATACTTTTAACATTACTGCCTTTAAATGTGTATCTTGTTTTTGGTAATATCTTGAAGTACATATTTTTTCCTATAGTTGACCGGTATTAGGAGATGGAATTGTGTCAGAGACACGATTGTTGAGTTGAACTTCTTTAATGCCTATGGTCATTCTCGCAGCGGTGGGCGAACCATCCTCAAACACCTTCACCACACCTTCTGCACCATAACTAACATCAAAGTTCGTTACTACTGCTTTTCCTATACGGGGAAATATATCTGTATCTGTTCCTGCTGCATAGTATTTTACCTTCAATTCATCAGGAAAAATAAACCGAAGATTGTCTTCTGTTAAACTTGGATGCGATGCGTTACGAAACGCTTTAATTATATTGTTCATTGCTAAGGATTCACTAGAACTTCTCGGCATCATTTCTATACTAAAAGTAAAAGAACGAAATTCAGGCTGGGAAAATAGTTGCTCTTCTCTAATGTTTGGAGATGTTCGGGTGAATGCGGATATCATATTAGACATTGCACTACCTTTAGATGCCCGCTGTAACATGTTGGTTATCATGTTTGCTGCACTCGCATTATTACTTCCAGGCAGACTTACTTTGGATGAGTCACCACCACCACCAAACAACTTTGCCATTTCATTTACCCCACCCCCAGATATGAGAATATCCCCGAGAATACCATAATTTGCTGTTTGATACGAAAAACCATTAGATTCTGATATGGCAGCGGGAGAACCAATATAAATATCATAGGTTGGATCGCCATATATTTCAACCCCATCACCCCCCTTTTCTCTATCACTGAAATTGAAGGTAGTCTTCGAGAAATGAAAACCAATACAATGCTTCCCCTCTGTATAATCATCTGGAAAGAAAAATTGTGTCATATGAGATACCCCTATGCCGTATAAGACAAAATATACGCCTAATAACCCTTCTAAGTATATAGGCGATACTACTAAAATAATTTGTCGTTCTTTGTGGGAAAGACGTTTTTGTAAATATCTTGATGAAAACGTTAATGTGGTTCGTTGGGGAAGCGAAGAACTCATCATACCATACTACTCTCCGGTAGATAAAAAAATGCACCGATACTATCCAGATTTCTATGTTGAAACGAAACAACCCAACAATCAAATTAAAACAATGGTCATTGAAATAAAACCGGAAAAACAAACAAAAATACCATCAAAAGGCAGGAAGAAAAAGAATACATATTTAAGAGAATGTATGACATATGAAGTAAATCAAGCAAAATGGAAACACGCTACTATGTATTGCAATAAGCAAGGTTGGGAATTTAAAGTTTTAACGGAGAAAGACATCAATGTCTCTTGATAGGGTTCTAACTACATTTGGTGGTAGGATATTAAAACCAACGCATTACGAAGTGTTGCTGGATACCCAGGGTCTGAATATTGATTATTTAAATGCTTCCGACTATGTTCCCGCCAACGGAAATCTAACTTTATACGCTGAGACTATTAATTTTCCTGGCAGACAAACTCTAAGTAAACAAAACACTACGTTTGGTGCGTCTAGAGAAATTGGATATGATTCTGCATTTTCTGGAGAAATATCTATCGTATTTCGCTACACAGATAATATGCCTAAAGGGGCTGCCGGAATAAGGAACATGTTTGAACAATGGATGAACTACATTGCGCGTCCAGACAGCGGTGAAGTAGGTTATTACAATGATTATACTACTAATATGACAATAAATTTATACCCAACAGATGACATGACCAACAAAGCAATTGAATTAACAATAAATGAAGTGTATCCCAAGGTTGTCTCTGATATAGAATTGGGACATAATTTGTCAGATACATATTTAACAAACACCGTGAATTTTGCTTACAGACATTATAATTATACAAATTACTCACATCATTCCCCCGGATTTTAGTATACGGGCACCAGTGAATAGAAACAGAAATGGAGATTGAACATGAATTCAAAACTAACTAAAATTATGGACAAAATGACACCCCAATATAGCATCAAATTACCCATCAGTAAACAGATGGTTAATTATCGTCCTTTCTTAGTCAAGGAAGAAAAATTGATGCTTATCGGTATGGAAGACGAAGCGAAGAATAACATGAAAGCGCAGTATAGAATGATACAACGTCTGCTTGAAAGTTGCACTGATTTGGACGACATTGAATCTCTGCCCCTATCTGAAATTGAATTGCTGTTTTTAAAATTAAGATCTAAATCGGTAAACAACATGGTGAAATTAGATTTAAAAACGGAGGGCAGTAAGAATATTGAATTTGAGGTTGATTTAGAAACCGTTGAAATAACAGGCGAAATGCCTGATCCTAAATTAATGATAACAGATGAGGTTGGTGTATTGATGACTCCGCCCACTTTATATTCCTTACTACAAACAAGCGACGAAAATCAAAATCCGTTCGATGAAATATTGAATGTCATCAAGACTTCTATAACACAGATATTTACAGAAGATTCAATCATCAAAAAGGAAGAATTGTCTACCGATGAAATGGGAGAATTTGTAGATAATCTCCCCGCATCTAGTCTAGAAAAATTGTCAGAATATTTTGACAAACTGCCCAAACTTCAAAAGGAAGTAGAATATAAAGTAGGAAATAAAAAGAAAACCTTAATGTTAGCAGGTATCAACGATTTTTTAGTCTGAGTTTATCTCATATGACGCTGGGGGCATACTATGAGATAAACTTTGCTTTAATGCAACACCACAAATATTCATTGTCCGACATTGAAAATATGATTCCGTGGGAGAGGGAAGTATATTTGAATTACCTTAAGGTTTGGTTAGAGGAAGAAAAACAAGCACGCGAACAAGCAATGAAGAGATAAAAACCATGCCAGATTTTAATCAACAATTTGAAAGATTCCGAGAAGAGTTTAGTCGTCAAAGACAAGAATTCGCGGAATCAAATCACACATCTAATGAAAATGAAAAACAAATATTAGGGAGTTTAAAAGAACTCACAGACCTCGCCAAAATGCAAATAATGCTAGAGGAAAAAAAACAAAAAAAAGACAAAGCAGAAAAGAGAGAAGATTCCATTGAGGGCGCACGAAAAAGAAAGGACGATGAAAAGAGCAAAAAATCAACAGAAGAATCAACAAGCATTCTCCGAGAACTTAAAAACAGATATTTTGCTTTATTCACTCCAAAAATTATAGGTGCTGCAATAGGTCTTGGTATTGCTGATGCACTCACCGAATTTAATTTGCGTCAGGCAGGATTTGCTGCCCGAGTTCTAAATGATATGCAAAAAGGTCTTGGCATAGGAGGAAAGGTATCCCAAAGTATAAAGCATGCGGGAAAACCCAAGGGCGTCATCCCCTTCCCGCTTAGTGAACCTGGTGCGGCAGCAAAAACGTTCGGAAAGTCTCTCAGGGGAGTTTCTTCTATATTTAAAACTTTTACTAAAATATTCAAACCACTTTTAAGTATATTATCAAAGGCTGCTCTTTTCTTAACCCCAATTATAGCCGTGTTTGAAGGTTTTATTGCAGGATTCAAAAAAATAGCAGAAGGTGGAGATATGGCAGATGCTGTCGTTTCCTTCTTGGGTGCTGCTATTAAGAGTCTGACTATTGATTTCATAATGGGTCTGAAGGATCTCTTTGTTTTGACTTTCCAGGTTATTGGAAGGTTGATTGAGAAAATACCGGGTGGTGCTTGGTTAATGGATTGGTTTGG